CCTATGGGAATGGGTTATTACCTAACCGACATGAATATACTGCACAGGATAGCAGTAAGGGTTGTAAGGGAACTATTTAGCCTAAATTCAGATACCGATGATTTTTATAAAGATATGGAGATTGGATATGTAAGGGAACAAATTACCCGTACTTTTTTGATTGAACCAAACGAACAAGGCGAACACATACAACTAGCAGAGGCTATAGTTAACGCAATAAAATATACACAAAATGAAAGTACTAATAGGGTGTGAGGAAAGCCAGGCTGTATGTATTGAATTTCGCAAACTTGGTCATGAGGCGTATAGTTGTGATATACAAGAATGTAGCGGTGGGCATCTCGAATGGCATATACAAGGGGATGTTATTGAAGCAATAAAGTCTCAAAAATGGGATTTTATAGGATTGCACCCAATGTGTACAGCTATGACATTATCAGGCAATAGAACCTATGCACCAGGTAAAGAAAAGCATCATTTAAGATTGCAGTCTGTAGAATGGACTATTTCTTTATGGAAATTAGCAACATCGTTATGCGGGAAAGTATATATGGAAAACCCTATGGGTGCTATGAACCCCGATAAAAGGCTACCCAAACCACAAATAGTACAACCTTATTATTTCGGGGATGAGGCGCAAAAAACTACATGCTTATGGCTTCACGGTTTGCCACAATTAATACACTATAAGGAAAGCGATTTATTTAGCCAAAAAACACATGTTTCGCCTGGTGAAATGATAACCACAACAACAGGTAAAACTTTTAATAAATGGTATTGGGATACAAGTAGAAGATGTAAAGATAGGGCTAAAATTAGAAGTAAGACTTTCCCAGGAATAGCAAAAGCAATGGCAGACCAATGGGGTTAACGCTATACGCTATTTAAGCGAAAATAAGGCGTGATAATCTGATTTATGTATCAACATAAGCAAAGCCCCCAAATCGTTGAAATTTGGGGGCTTTTTTTTGTAGACTCAAATGATTCGGGCTATTTAGGCGTAGCGTAAACCATTTCTTTACTATCTATTGCTTTTCTAATCCAACGCATGTATGTTATTGCTTTGTCAGTTGCTAACATTGATGCTTGCCCTACATCAGATATGGGTACAGGAAAAATAAAAACACATTCGTTTGTTGTGTTTTTTACTGAGTAGTACATTACACCTGAACGTAAATATTCAAAGTGTACCATGTTACCACTTTTTACAAATTCTGCTACTGTCATTTTAGTTGTTTTTTATTGTTAACTTATACTCATTTACTTTACTATCCAAAAACTTTTGAACACTACCAAAACCACTAACAATCATAGCCTTATCGCTAGGGTACATGGTTAGCCCTACGTGCTTTTTAATTTCCTTTACAACTTTTGGCGGTTTGCGTTTATCCTTAGCGGCTTTAATTTTGCCTTTGCGGATTTGGGTTAGTGCGTCTTGCCATGCAAGGTCGGGAGTTGCTAAACGTGCAGATATTTCACGCCACCTTTTTTCATTTGATTTTGTAATAGTGTAATTAGTAACGGAAAATACATTGTCATCTAATATTTTGCCGCCATTATCCCAATCAATATCAACATTTTCTATAATTACCGCATCAGGATAAACCTTTTTTACTTTAATTTCGTTACTTTCTTTGGGTCGTGCCATGTTAAAAGTTTTGTATTAGTGCCGCCAGTAGCAGCGTGATTAGGAATGTTATTAGTTCTTTATATTTTGTTAGCATATCTGTATTTTTTTCCAAAAAACCGTGAGGGGGGTAAGCCTATTCAGCTATTGGCAGGTTAAGTAAATCGGATAGTGGTATGTAGTGAGTAAAATTTGACAAGTATTGACCATTGCCAAGATAAATAGTAGTATCATCATACCTATTAAGTTCCAAAGTACCTGTAAATATTTGTGTAGGCTGAATAATATTCATTACTACCACTCTATCAAGTGGCAAATTATCCTTGTCAATCGGTAGCCATTTCGGGTTGGGTGGGGTTGGTTCGCAATACTCAATTTTCCAGCCGTTATCTATTAATTTATCTTTCGTTTCGGTATCAATATTTACACCTGATGGGAATTTTAATTTTAGTGTGTTCATAATTGTTGGTTTGATTGTTAAATTAAATTGTTTCATCTGAAAATATTACTATACACCTTTGGTCATTATCTATCTCGGTGTATAACGCTTGTATTTTAGCCCTTAATTCCTCTCTATACTCTTTGCAATCTTCAAATACTTCTATCAGATTTGCATCTAATCCCATAGTGTAAGAGTAAGGTCGTACACCTACTGAGCTATCACCGTTGAATAAAATTGTGGCGTAAAATGTTTGGTAAACTTTCATAATAAATGCTTTTAGTTTGCACCTGCAAAGCCGCTCCAGTTACGGTAGCGGCTGTGGTGTGTGGGGTGGTGGATATTAAAAATCAGTAGTCCAACTGTGCGACTTCTCTAGTTTTTTAAGTTTTGCAGGTGTTACAATTTCACCATTACCATTAGCCCAACGGATATAAATAGGCGACATTTGCAATACCCTAAAATCTACAGTTGCTTTGTGTGCGTCTAATGCTGTAGGCGTATATTTACCCATTGGCATAGCGTCTGATACTTTTGTAAAAGTTGCGGTGTAAGTTACTGTCTGTGTCATAACGTTTGTTTTAGTTTGTTTGTGGTGTAAAGTTATACAAGTTTATTGAGATTGCAAAACTATTTTGAAATTATTTTTTGCAGTTGCTCAACATGATTTAAAATAGTTTGGTTCTTTACCTACAACCCAGTTCATAATGTATCTGCAACCGCAATACTCAATAGTATAATTTGGCTGATTACCGTACAATGCAAGTACCTTGCTTTCATTCTCCATTGGTATGTTGGCTATCATTGGTAGCCCTAAATTACCGTTGTTAAATACGTTTATATAAATATCTCCGTTACGTATGATGTTTGTGTATTCCATAGCCTTAATTTTTGTTTTGTTCCCTTAATGATATTCCACTTTCGGTTATTGACCATTTATGTTGGTTCATTGGGTATTTGTGCTGAACTATGTGACCATTGTGTGCAAGTGTTCTAAGAACTTTAGTAAGAAACGGTCTATTATCTTTACCATTTAACCCACTTGCACACATTTCAAAACAATGCGTACTATGTTCTTTGCCTATTTCAAAATGGCATAGCACCTTTAATATCGTTGATTTATGGTAGTGGTAGTTTGTACCTTCTAAGATGTTCATATCGTTTAGTTTAATGCAGTGTGAGATGCTGCACCCCGAATTGGATTATCCCTTAAATTCATCAAATATTCTACTACTTACAGTATATTCACCAAGTAAAACCATATCTGTACTACAATCAGGATTAGTGCCGTAAACAAATTCTATAACCTTTTCTCCTATTTTTTTTATCCCTGAAAACTTCACACCACTACCATATGGCATACCAGCATTGATGTCTGATTTACCTAATTGCGTAAAGTATGGAGCATATTCTTCAAGTAGATTAACTGTATATTGCTTTTTAAGTAGCTCTAATTTTGCTGAATTAACTGGCGTAAACTTTGGATTTAACTTTCTCATTTTGTTTCTTTTTTGGTTTGTTTGTTTAGCAAAGATATACAAGTATTTCGGAACTACAAAATTATTTTGAATTATTTTTAAAATCTTTTTGGTAAGTACTGCATTGCGTTAATGTGATGCTCAAGCCAATTGATACGCATGTATTCAATCTTACCACTATCATAGCGCGCTACATACCTACCTTCATTATCTTTACTCCATTCATCTAATACTATCTGATAATATTCACTACTCCAATCCATGTCGCGCGCTGGTGGTATTGGATTTTCAAGTGTAAAAAATTGTTGGTATCTGCGGTCGTAATACGTGTTACCTGCTTGTATAGTACTCATTGTGTTTAGTTTTTTTTAGTTAATGCAGTGTGAGATGCTGCTCCCTGTGGTGTGTTAGTTTAGCACTGATATTCTTTTGATTTCCTCAAGTGCTATGTACTCTTTCAATTCTATTTCCGCCATCATTAAAGCCGTTTTCATTTCAGGGCTTTTATAGTTCTTTGCAGCATCTTCAAATGATTTGTAATACTTGCCACCAAATCTACTAGCAGGGTTATTAGTCATTTTAGTAACTGATACATAATTGCTACTACCAAATACCCACATAATATCCCACATATTACCAGCTACTTTTTTTGTAGATGTTGCATACATTGCGTCTTTAGTTCTATGAGTGCGGCAAGCGTTTTCGATTAATTGTTTTTGAGTGTTCATATCCTTTCGGTTTGTTTTAATTACTCCACAAAGTTATACAACTTTTCGATAACTACAAAACTATTTTAAACAATTTACAAACATTTATTTTTGTAATGTGTGGAGTATAACAAAACAACTACTAAATTTGCTATGATACCTGAGCGATGGAACAGATACAATGTGAGTGTCAATCATTGCCAGTCTGACCAGCTGATTACAATTTGACAAAATAAAAGTACCTGTAAATTTCGCACTAAATGATTTAAAATCGAGGCGCAAAAATACCAGTTCGTAAAGGGGCTCTGGGGTTCGGTTGGTGCAGAATACTATTTATTATCAATAGATTTTATCTATATCATACACGAACATTATAGAGAAATTTTATAGGTACTCCTATAGATTTTTTCTATAGCGCAATGGATGAAACCCGCAAAAGAAAGGATGTGGCATAGAATTTCGACCTTTGTTGCCGTTTTTGTTGCTATGTCGGCAACATTTAGTAATTTTGTTGCCATGTCACTTTTAACCAAACGTTCCTTCGCTGAATATTGCGGCATAACTACACGTTACCTATCTGTTGATGTAGGTAGAAACAACGTAGTTATAAATGATGATGGTATGATTGATACTACCAATCCAAAAAACCAAATTTACATTCAGAAGAAGTTGATGGGGAAAGAACCAAACCCTATTAGCACCCCCGAACCAACAAAGCCGAAAGCAGAAAAGGTAGTAGTGCCTCGTGGCAATGTTGCACCGTTACCACCTAAAGCAAGTATGCAGCTACCTGATGGAATGACGGAAGGCGAAGTTAACACTGCATTGCAAATGATTGAGGGTATGGATTACCAACAATTAGAAATGTTGTATAAATATCTGCAAGGTGAGAAGTTAAAAACAGATATTGAAAAAAACAAGATAGAGATTGAAAAAAAGATGGGCGTAGTTGTACCTTCAGAACCATTAATACCAATCGTTAAGCAGCACAATCACTTTATTTTACAGGAGCAAAAAAATGCAGACGAAGAGTTACTGTTAACCATGTCGCATAAGTATGATATTGCACCAAGCGATACCGCTTATTTGCGTGGTGAGTGGATAAGGTTACGGAATGATGCAGTTAACAAGGCTACCAATTTAACAGTCAAATCTATTGAGGATGTAATAAATGATTATTCAGAAAAGAGGGGAGTAGGACAAAGAATGTAACTATGCTTAACGACAACAATCTACTATACTTACCGCAATTAGAACGGATATTAACGCAAGGTAAGGCGCAAATATCTACTATACTACCTGCTGATTGGGCTGAGGCTAATATGATAATGGATAAGCCAAGACCAGGAGCATTAAGGTACAATCAAACACCATACACAAAGGAAATAATTAACAGGTTTTCACCGTATGATGATGCTAGGGTAGTGGCGGTAATGAAAGGTGCGCAGATTGGATTTAGTACAACTGTATTAGTACCTGCTATTGGTTGGATGATAGTAAATAACCCAGCTAATAGCTACCTTATGGTAGGCAGCCCCGATTTGATACCGAAGGCTAGTGAGCGTGTAGACAAGATGATTGATAGTGCAGGCATAGCGAGTTATATACGTTCACAATCGGCACGTAGGGCAAATAGAAAGACAGGAGATACAGACACTAAGAAAGATTTTGCAGGTGGTTATGTTTCAATAGGCAGCGCAAACAATCATAAAAATATTGCTCAGGTAGATTTGCAATATATATTACTTGATGACTTAGACCAAATGAAAGGTGAAAGCAAAACAAGTGGTAATTTATTAAAGTTGATTGAGAAACGTGCCGCAGCGTATAAGGATAGTTATAAAATGTTTCTTATATCTACGCCAATGGAAAAACATAAGTCGCTTATACTACCTGCATATCTCGAAGGTGATAGGCGGCACTACTACATACAGTGCCAATGTTGCCATGAGCCTATATTGATTAAGTGGGATATAAGAGAGGGTGAAATTATTAACCCATTAACGGGAGAGGTAGCTAACAATAGAGGCGGTATAACATGGGATGTAGACCCTATAAGCGGTGAGTTGATAGACAAGTCTGTAGGATATTGTTGTTATAAGTGTGGTGGCTGGTTTAGTGATAAAAATAAATATGATTTTTTGAATGGTGGGATATGGCAACCAACAGCAAGAGCGCAAAGACCACAATATTACAGCTATCATATTTCGTCATTATACGCCCCTTTATGGATGTTTGATTGGAAACATAGTGTAAGGGATTGGATTAAGGCACACCCCGAAGGAGATAAGCGAGATGAGCGAGAATATCAGGTATTTGCTAATACTGTACTAGGTGAATGTTATGAAGGTGAGGCGATAGAAACAAGTAGTAAGAACATACAACGCAATAGGCAAGATTACCCAGCAGGTATAATACCTGAAAGTTTAAGCAGACAGTACGGGAACGGTGATATAGTTATGTTAACATGCAGTGCGGATTTGAACGGCATGATAGATGATGCAAGGCTAGACTATGAGGTAGTAGCATGGGATAGATTGGGTGCAAGTTGGAGCGTTATACATGGTAGTATTGGTACTTTTCAGCGTGGAGATAGTGCCAATAAGGATAGACCTAAGATGAGTTATGAATATGGCAAAGAAAATAGCGTATGGAAACAGTATGAAAAGGTATTAGATACTGTTTGGCAAGTTGATACAGGCAGGCAAATGAAGATAATTGTAAGCGGTTTAGATACATCTAACTTTACTACGTATGCTTATGAATTTATGGATAGAACAAACCATTATATTTTAGGCATAAAAGGCGATACAGAAAGTAAATTTAAGCGCAAAGCGGCAGATGTTGCACTTTTTAAGAGGGGTGCAAGCCGTTCTGATATGTGGATATTGGAGGTAAACGCTATTAAGGACATAAACAGTGAGTATATGGCTTTAAAGTGGGATAAGTCGGAAGATAGCCAGCCCATAGGGTTTATGAATTTTCCAAATACAAGCGATACAAGCATTTACAATAAAGTCAATTTTTTTGACCATTTTGAGGCGGAAGAGTGCATTATATCGGTGAATAGTGTGGGTGAAACGGTTAGTAAATGGCAGAAAAAGCATAGTAAAGTAGCTAACCACATGCTAGATTGTAGGATTTATAACATAGCGGTAAGGGATATAGCAGTATATATATTTGGTGTTAAGATGAAAAAGGGTAAGGAGTTTAGTTGGATAGACTATTGTAATATGATTAAATAAATTTACCGTTAATGTCGGCATAATGTGTAGCATTGGTATTATAGGTGGCTAAATTTACACCCAAAGCAAATAATTATGTCAAATATAGGAGTAGGAGCAGAAAGGTTAAGTAGAATAGTCGGCTATAATGTTAGTGCAGGCAATAAAGCTACCAGTTCTGCCAATCTGCCAATATCAATAGCCATATTGAGCCAAATAAACAACTCAAATGAAAGTGGCTTTGATTTTACAGTACCTTATACAGTCACATCGGCACAACAGGCAGGTGATTTGTTTGGTTACGGTTCGCCAGCGCATCGAATTATGTCAATTTTACGCCCTCAAAATGGTGGCGTTGGTGGTATTCCTACAATAGTTTATCCAATTGCAAAGGCAGATGGTTCAACAAACAACATAAAGTCAATTACCCCAACAGGTACGGCTACAGCAAACACAACACATACTATTGTAATAGCAGGTAGAAGGGCTACAGATGTACGCTATGACATAAATATTGAAACGGGTGATACGCCAGCCGACATATCAGCTAAGATATTTGATATGGTTGGTAGTTCATTGAACATTCCCGTTACCGCATCATTAGATAGCCCTGTCACATTATGTAATCTTACCGCCAAATGGCGTGGATTGTCATCAGCATTTGAATTAAGTGTAGATACAAACGGCAATGCGGCAGGTATAACTTATGCAATAGCGGAAACAACAGCAGCAAGCGGCACACCTTCGATTACGGCAGCATTGGCAATGATTGGCAACCGTTGGGATAATGTTGTAATTAATGCAATAGGCAGCGATGACACTACACTCTCAGCATTTGAAACATGGAACGGCATACCTTCACAGACAGCACCAACAGGGCGTTATACAGGCATTATAATGCGCCCAGCAGTGGTATTTACAGGAAGTAAAGCAGAAAATCCAAGTTCACTTACAAGCGCAAGGCGTAATAATTGCACTATATGTATTGCCCCAGCACCAAATAGTAAAGGTTTCCCATTTGAGGCGGCTGCAAACATGGTAGCATTATATGCACCAATAGCACAAAGCAATCCGCATATAGGTGCAGGTGGTTTAAATTACCCCGATATGCCAGTGCCAGCAGACGGGGTGATAGGTGTAATGAGCGATTATAACGAACGTGACGCAATAGTTAAATTAGGTTGTTCTACAGTTGATTTGGTTGCAGGTGTTTATCAGATACAAGATATGGTAACTACTTACAGACCAATAGGCGATGCAGACCCGAAGTTTAGGTTTGTACGTGATTTGTTTGTTGATTGGAATATCCGTTATGCTTACTACCTTAGAGAACTGTTATATGTAGTTGATAAGGTTATAACAAGCGATGGAGCGCAGGTAGCGGTCGGTAATACTATCACGCCTAAAAAGTGGAAGCAACTACTTGCAGCATTAGCGAATGAGTTTGAGCGTAGGGCGTTGATTGCAAGGGCTAGTTACATGATAGAAAATACTACAGTAGTGGTAAATTCTACTAACCCTAATCGTTTAGATACGGAGTTTGCTTACGAGCGTACAGGCGTAGCTAACATATCAAGTACAATGGCATTCGCTAATTCATATTTCGGAGAATAAAACTAAAACAATAAAAATATTATACAATGGCAGTAATAGGCGGTGATATTGTCGATATATCGGTAGCACATGATACGGTAGGGGTGTTTTCTCTACGTGCAAAAAGTAACGAAGATGGCACAAGAGATTTGGGAGGTTTCCGTAATAATGATGACACTAACGGCATAGATGGCGGTGGTCAGAATATCATTATTAAAAATCGTTTTCGTTGGATGTTTGAGGCTACTATATCAAGTGATGATAATGTAGCTGAAGATATGTTTAAGATAGTGGATGTGGCAGCTAGTCCACTTGAAGCTAACTTTACATTTACCTTTGCATCAGGTGTCACAATGGGTGCTACAGGTACATTTGTTGGTGACATTCAAGATGCTACCAATACCGCTACTATGACAATTAAAATGTCAGGTGCAGGTCAACTAATCAAACTATAATTAAGTATATGAACACACAAATCAATAAGGAAACAGCAACCGAAGAGGTAAACAAGTGGCTTGAAACTATGCGTATTGCACCACGTAAGCGTGATGGGAAAACGGAGCAAATTAACAAGCTAATTGAAATGGTAATGTATGGTGAGGTAAGGTTTAATGAACAAGGTAACCCAGTTCAGAAACTAGAAGAGCCACTACCAAATTATGAAGAGTTGGTATATGCAAATAGGATTAAGGTAGACGGGTTAATTTCAAAAGGTAAGTTAGAGAGCAGCGCAGACGCATTTACCACGACATGTATTATGATTTCAAGTGCAACAGGTATATCGGTGTCATTGGCTAAGAAATTGGATATGAAAGATTTGGAAGTGCCAAGTGTTATTTTATCTTTTTTTCAATAAACCCCGAAGACATAAACAACGCTATCAAAACAGTAGTTAGAGAGCATCACTGGAAGCCTGCCGTAATAGGTGGGCTTTTTTTAGATAATTGGGATTTTCGGGGGCTATATTATTGGTATGATGACATTGTAGCGGTTAATGAGGAGATAAAAGCACAAACAAAAAAGAAATAATGAACATAGCAGCATTAACCATACCAGCGATATTTACGGCAGTAGACAGGCTAACAGCACCATTCAAGCATATGAATAGTTCTGTTAGTGGGTTTGCCCGTAATGCTGAGGTAGCGGCTGCAAGGGCGGATAGGGCTTTTAATAAAATGTTACCTTCTTTTGGCAAAAAAACTAGCGAGGTTATAGAGTATGCGAAAGGGATAGTAGGCGTACAAAGTGCTATTGAAGCTATTAAATTTAGTGCTACATCTATACTTGATTATGAAGATGCCGTATTGTCATTTAGAACTATTGTATCTGATTTAACAGACAATGAATTTGCAGCGTATGAAAAGCAAATAGGCATAGTAGCAGACATTACAAAAAAGTCTAGTGTAGATATTGCTAAGTCATTTGAAGTAATTGCAGGGCTTAACGCTGAATTTGCAAGTACAGCAGAGGGGTTAGGATTGGTTACTCAAAGTGTTAGTACATTAGCTAAGGCAAGCCGTATGGATATGGGTGCGGCTGCTGAAAGTCTGATAGGCATAATGAACCAATTTAATTATAGTGTTGAGGAGTCAGATAGAGTTATAAATGTATTAGCGGCAGGTCAGGCAGTAGGTGCGGCAAGTATAAACCAAACAGCAGACGCATTAACTAATTTTGGTGCAGTTGCTAAGGGTGCAAATATTACTATTGAGCAAAGCACAGGGCTAATACAATTATTGGCTAGTAAAGGGCAACTAGGTGCAGAGGCAGGTAGTAGGTTAAGGGCTGCAATAGTAAAGCTACAGGCGGCAGGTGTTGGTTATGCGTCAGGGGTATTTAATATTAATGACGCATTAACAGAATTAAAAGGGCAATATGATGCACTAAGTACACCAATGGAACGTGATGCAATGCTATCTAAAACATTTGGACTTGAAAGTATAACTACAGGTTCAATATTACTAAATAATATAGATACTTATAAGCAATTTACTACAGCAGTTACAGGTACAAGTGAGGCGCAAAAAGCGGCAGAGATAAATAGCAAAAGTCTAAGGGCTAAGTTAGCTGAGTTAGTAAATACGTTTGTTACTGCAATAAGCACAGCAGATAGCACAAAGGGCGGTATAGGTTTATTAAGTGGTGCGATTAGTTGGCTAACTGATAATATGGGTTGGCTGTTAGACATAGCAGTTCCATTAATAGGGGTATTGCTAAGTGTTAAGGCTGCAATATTAGGCATGGCGTTAGTTGCTAAATTAGCCGCTATGCGTATGTGGGCATTAGAATTTGTTGCAGGTGTGGCAACGGTAGCAAATAGGGTATATGCTACCTCTTGTTTTGCTACTGAGGCTGGAATGTATGGCATGGCTACAGCATCATTTTTTTTAGAAACAAGTTTGTTAGGATTGTCTTTAGTTACAGGTGGCGTAGTTGTGGCGTTAGGGCTTATAACATTTGCATTTATAGAAGGATATGATGCAAATGTTAACTACTTAGAGCAAATTAAAAAAACAAAAGACGGGTTATATGAACTTCCCAAAGCATTAAGTACGGCTGAAATTGCTTTAAAAGAGTATACTAAGGCGTATGAAGAATATATAGAATTGCAAAACTTTAAAGCATATCTTGATTATCAAAAAGGTAAGGGAGGTATGACTCCATTTTTAACAAATTTAACGGCTGCTTTTACGCACCCAATAATGTATAATAAAGCAATTACAGAACAACAAAGTAGAAATAAAAATTTATTAGCACCTAATCTGTCTGATTTTGGGTTGACTCCTTCACAAGTTAAAGATATGAGTCAAAAAAGTACAATGCCAGCAGTTAATAATAAAGTAACGGAGCAAAACGTATTATTTGAGCGTATACAGGAAAACAGCCAAAAAGAGAAAATAGAATTATCTTATAACAACATGCCGAGCAATGTTAATGTATCAGCAACGGCAGGGATAGCAGTAAAGGGAACTACTACAATGATGGGGGGTAATGTATGACGGATATAGAACTATTTGAAAGCGGTAACGGTGGCGAAATAAGGCTAAACGGCAGCGACATAAATACGGTTGAGGGGATAACCAACATGCCGTACTTATCGTGCTTTGGTGGGGCTGATTGGTGGGGTAATGCACTATTACCCGAAGATGTAGGGCAACAGCACACAGCTACTACAGAAGAAACGCTAAGAGTAACACCGTTAAGTAGTTTGGGTAGACCAGTAATTGAACGTGCGGTTAGTAACGATTTAGCATACCTTACAGAACAGATTGCAAGTACTACCGTAGTAGTTAGTAGTAGCATACCGCAGACAAACAGAATAGACATGAGTGTTAATATCAATGGAGAGGAAGTATTTTTAATGTGGCAACCTAATTTATAAAATGGCAACGATAAAAACAAAACAACAGATATATGATGAAATAGTACTTGACTTAGAAAATAAGTTAGGTATTACATTATCGACATTTGGCAGGGTGTTACTTAGAATACTTGCATTAGTTTATGCAGGTGCGTTAAAATTGGTTTATTTGTCTATTGGATTTGTGCAAAAGAATGTAGCACCTGACTTAGCAGACCCCGAAGAAAAGGGCGGCACGTTAGATAGGTTTGGATTGTTGAAATTAGGTCGTAGGCGTTTCCCAGCTACACAAGCGCAATACACAGCTACAGTTACAGGAACAACGGCAGCAGTGATACCAGCAGGCACAACATTTAAAAGCGATAGCAACGCTTTAAATGCGGGCTTTTTGTTTATCCTAGATAATGCCTACACTATGCCAGCAGGCACAGGAACGATAACAATACGGGCGTTAACAGCAGGCAGCGAAAGTCGGTTAGTAGTAGGTAACACATTGACAGCTACAAGCCCTATAAACGATGTAAATAGGGGGATTACAGTAGCTACAGAAACAGTTATACCACAGGCGGCAGAAACGGTTGAAGAGTATAGGGCTAAGATAATACAAGCGTACAGGATTGAGCCACAGGGGGGTAGTAAGGGTGATTATAGATTGTGGGGCTATGATGCACAGGGTACAAGGGAAATATACCCGTATGCAAGTAGTGGTAATAATAACGAAGTAGATATATATGTTGAGGCTACCATTGCAGATAGTACAGACGGTAGAGGTACACCAACACCAGCAATATTAACAGATGTAGAAGATGTAATTGAAGCCAGCCCCGATGTAACCCTAACACTTGCCGAGCGGTCACGTAGACCGTTAGGCGTATTTCTAGTAAATGTTTACCCGATAGTACTAAAAGAAATAGATATTAATATTGCATCATTTACAGACCTTACGGCAGGCAAACAAGCTACAATATTAGCAGCTATTACAGAGGCGTTGTATAGTGTTAGACCGTTTATTGCAGGTATTGACATTGTGGCAGACCGAAACGATATATTTGATACTAATAGGATAGGTGCGATAGTATTGGGAGCGTTGGCAGGTAGTAGTTTTGGTACTATTACGCTAAGGGTTGATGGTGTCATAATGTCAAGCTATCAATTTGATAATGGTGAAATTCCATATCTTGACACAATAACTTACGTATAATGGGAGATAAGATATTTAGGTTATTAAGGTTACTATATCCGAGAGGTAGGGCTTTTAAATTGCCCTATCTCGGTACGTTTTGGAAGTTAACCGATGCACTTAGTTTGTCATTAGCAAGGGCGGCAAGTGATGGCGTAAGTATATTGGATAGCATTATACCTGACAATACTAATTTTACGGCACAAGATGCAACAGATTGGGAGCGTAGGTTAGGTATGATTACTAATAGTACCGTATCATTGACTGATAGGAAGTTGGCTATATATCGCAAGATGGCACACCCAAACGGACAGCCTGCAAGACAGCACTATCTATTTATTGAATTTCAGTTAAGGTTAGCAGGATTTGATGTACGACTATATGAGAATAGGTTTTTAGTCGGTTCACCTGCGGTAATGGAAACCAAAACACCTAGCGATATATTAGGTATTCCGATAGGGTTAGCAATTTACGGTGATATTACTTATGGTGAAACTGCTTATGGTAGCGGGTGGATAGATGAGGGTATTACAATTATAGCAAATAATTTAGAAGCGGTAAAAGATGCAACATTTAGCTTTGGTGCAAATTATCGCAGTACATTTTACATTGCAGGTAGCACAATTACTACCTTTGCTAATGTAGATGCAGATAGGGAAATTGAATTTAGGGAATTAGTATTAAAATTAAAGCCAGCGCAAACCGTTGGCATAGCATTTGTAAACTATATATAATATTATGGCACGTAAAATAACAGATTATAACGGTACAGTAGTTGCGGTAGGTGGTGCATATCCTTACGGAGATATTAAGGATAATCCAAGTGGTACGATTATAGACCGTAAGAGTAATGCAGATTTGCAACAGTTTTTTCAAAAGTTGGCAGACAGCGCAGGCATAACGCTTAACAGTTTAGCCGATAATTCCACTAATGGGTTTCAGCTAACAGAGGCGTTAAGTAAGGTTATAGGCAACCATGCAGCGCAGATAGTGGTCAGTTTAATTGGTGGTGCGTATGACCCTACAAAGGTTTATATTTTGTGGGGGTGTGCTACTAGGTCGGATAGCGGTTTTGCTATGTATGATGGAGAGTTATATTATATACAAGGTAATGCAGGTTCGGCATGTGGTGGCTCTTTAGTGGATATAGTTACGGTTTTTAGCCCAGTTTTATACACTAATGGCGTACAAACATTGCAGATTGCATGCGGTACAAGCGGTACAGGTATTGCAAATTTTGCGAATGTTATATATGTGAATAAGTGGGTAGATGTACGCACAACGATAACAATAGGCAGTGGCGCAGGGGGTTCATTCACCGTTGATTTACCAGATATAATTTACGCTAAATACTTGTTACGCGGCAAAACTGTAACTTTTCAAATGTTGCTAAGGGATTTTAGTATAACAAGCAACCCATCATTTATGAGTGTAACTTTCCCGTTTTTACCTAGTGATATAACCGAACAAATGTATTATTCAGGTGGTATTTACTCATCTGCTGCTGGTTTTATTAAAGAGCCATTGGTTGTAGAAACTCAAAACGGAACGCCTGAATTTATAAAAATATATCCACCTGCAAGCGGATGGGTAGCAGGTACAGACGATAGCGGAATGTGTATTTCAATTACTTTCGAGATAGTCTAACGCCAGTAGGTAAACGGTGCATTTGGGTGGTGCAAAGTAGGGTACAGCCTAAGTGTGTCGTTTACCAACAAATAACCATACTGTGCAAACTTGCTACCATCATCAAGCAGATAGTAGATTGAATCAGTAGATACGGCATAAGGATAGAATGGCTGTCTGTCTACAGACATTAAACTGTCAGTAAAGCAGAGTGAGCCATACGAAGACGACCAACACCCACTATTTATTTTAGTAGGTACAGGTGGATTAACAGGATTACAAACAGGTTTCTTAGTACAAGAAACAAAAGAGATTAAAGCGATTGCAAATAGTGTGTGTTTCATTTTTAGTTTAGTTTTGTGCAAACATAATGAATGTATTTCTAAATATCAATAGTAGCGAAGTTGTAACATATACGGCAAGGCTAGAACGTATGCGTAAATCAGCGTTACCAAATGCTATAAGAAATACATTGAGTAAGGCGGCATTAGATGTGAAACAAAACACCATGCCAAAGAGCGCAAAGCGTACATTTATACAACGTAAGCCACAGTTCTTTAAGGCAGCTAGTACAGTTGTATTTGCGAAGGGTAGCAACATATCGCAAATGAAGTCAGCAGCAGGTTTCAAGCAATTACCGAATGATAAAGGTAGGGCGGTTGATGACTTAAAGCAGCAAGAATTTGGGGGCAAAATAGGCGGTAGAGATTACGTAGCGTTAAAGGGTGCAAGGTCGGCAAAATCATGGCATAAAGGGGTAAGAAAAGACCTTAGAATTGCGGCACTTGATAGGATGGTAGACAGTGATAAAGCAAGCGGTAAAAATGACAAACAAAAATTTGTTAAATCTGCAATTCACGCAGGTAAAGGCGGTTTAGTAAGGGGTAATATTAAAAATAGTAGTGGGGCAAGGACTATCTACTTAGTAAACAAAGTAATGCGTAAAGGCAAAGACATGGTAATAGGTAAGACCGCAGTTTATAGCGAAAAAGACAATAGGCAGGTAAAGCCACCTGCAACGCACTTTATGGGTAAAGCGGCAGAACAAAGCAGTAAGAGAGTAGAACAAATATTTATTAATGAGGCGGCAAAACAATTAGCTAGAATATGAGTTGGATTGAAAAGATGGCACAGCCATACGTTATTAAAATGGGTGACGGTGCAGAATACCGACCGAAGTACATACCTACTCAAATTCAGCAGGCGTTTAATATGTCTTTATTTGAATTTCCAAACGTAGCAGGTACAGTAGTTGAGCGTAAGAATGTAAAGGGTGAGCGGTATTCGTTAGATGTATATTTTGATGGTGATAATCATTTGGATTTGATGGAACGGTTTAAACAATCGGCACGTAATCCAAAGTATTGGACAGTTCAGCACCCGATGTACGGCACATTGTATGTACAGCCATTAGAACTAACATACGACAATAAAGACTATAATGTTAGCCATATTACAGGGGTAATGATTGCAACGGTTATAGGCAAAAAACCAACAAAAAAAGATGCACAAAGTAAGATAGTAGCGGATAAACTTGCTATTGATAAGTTGCAAGCCGATACGTATGCAGTGGATATACAGACCCCAACATTAGCCGATGTACAAGAGTATAAGGGTAATCTATCAAAGATGTATAATGATGGCGTAAATGGCGTAGGAACTACATTAGATGCACAGGTGTACTTTAATGCTTTTACCGCAGCCAATACAGGGCTTAACAATCTTATAGCAAAGCCAGCAGCAGCAGTAAGATTAGCACAAAGAATGATTGAAGCCCCTTATAACTTTGCCCAAACTGTAAAGGCTAGAATGATGCTATTTTTACAGCAAATCAATACATTAAATAGAAGTTTAGATACTATACTTAACAGGAAACAAAAGCGGCAGTATGAAACAAATGTAGGGGCTATAATTACCGCAATGGCTAAGACTACGGTAACTAATACCGATGGCAGTTACAGGAATAGACCCGATGCGATTGCCATAGCCGATATACTTGCAAATGCGTATAACGGTTATATAATTAATCTTGATAGCTTACAAACTGCTACAGGTGGTAGTGCCGATGGGTATATACCCGATTATGATAGCGTGTCAGGTATTACAGAATTGATTACCTTTGCTATAAATAATCTTTATAATGTTGCGGCAGATGGTAGGCTACAGGTTACATTTAGATTAGAAGAAGATACCGACCCGATTAACCTAACACAAAGGCTATACGGTGCAGACCCTACAGATGAGTTTTTGAATGAGTTGTTAGATGCTAACATGATAGGATTAAGCGAGATATTTATAATACCAAGAGATAGGTTAATCACATACTACGAAAATGCAAATTAAGATTGAAGATGTTGTTATTGATACATACACAAACCTTAGACTAACAGTAAGGTATGATAGCCTTGTATCTGATTTTCAATTTTCGGTATTATACAATCCTAACAATGCCACACATAGACGCATATATAAGCCGTTAGGTTATCAGCGAATAGTTATCAGCGATGGCGGCAGTAGATTGCTAACAGGTACGGTATTAAATATTGAGTATGAGGATAGCCCCGAACCTACACTAATAACATTGTCAGGGTATAGCCGTACAGGTGTATTAGAAGATTGCCAAATACCACTAGAAGAACCGCAACAATGGTTTACATCAAACCTTAAAGAGATTACAGAAAAGTTAATAGAACCATTTGATTTGAAGTTGGTTATAGACCCACTAATAGCGCAATATGTAAATATAAATTACGCAAATGTTGAGGCTAAAGAAACACAAAGTATAAAAGACTTTTTAGCCAAAATAGCCAGTCAGAAACACGTTATTCTTACACATGATGAATTTGGAAACGTAAGATATACAAAGGCTAGAGTAGGCAGTGAAACAACTACAGATGATACACTAACAACGGTTACAGTTACACCAGTGGCGGCAGACATAGACGGTGCGGCAGACTATAACGCACAAAGAATAGTAACGGTTACTTATGAGCCAGTATTTACATTTAATGGCACTAATCCAAATACTAAAATAAAGCTAGTTACTAACGGTCAAAACATGCACAGCACTATATCGGTGGTAAAGCAAAGTGATGTGGTAGATGTGCAACAGGTAGTAGATGCTACTATTCCTAACCCATACGTGCAATCAGTTTACAGACCTAATGTAAGCGTACAATCTGCAAGTACAGGGGGCGATGTACCAATTACGGCAAGAAATATTTTATCAGAAGAATTAAAAAATATATCTTTAACTATTGAAAGTAATAGTTGGTATTTTGGAAAGACATTAGCAAAAGTTAATAACATGGTAAATGTAATTAGTCCTAACTGTTTTCTATTTACAAAAACATTATTTTTTATACGTGAGGCAACATATAGCGGTGATGCTGAAAAACAAATACTAACTTTGAATTGTTGTTTGCCTGATGTATTTACAGATGGTGAGCCTAAAAATATATTCGGATAATGTTTCTAGCAAATGTATTAAGTAGCGTAATTAGGGGTACTAGGCGAATAGTACAGGTATCGCTATTTAAAAAAGCTAGGGAAATACCACAGGCACTACCGTATGGAGTTGACAGCGCACCAGTTAGGGAAATGGTAGCGGTGTATGCTAATACGGCAGATATGGGTAATAGTGTGATAGTTGGGTATGTGTATAAAGATGCAGTTGCAGAAGTTGGTAGTATAAGGTTGTATAGTGAGAATGGTTATGTATATTTGAGGGCTAACGGTAATTTGGAGCTATTAGGGGATAGTAAGCACATGGTAAGGTATGAGGAACTAGAAACAGGCTTTAACAGTTTAAAGCAGTCGGTTACGGATTTGACACTTCTGTTTAATGCGCACGTACATGTAACGGTAACAAGTCTAGGAACGCCAACGCCACCAACGCCCACAGCTATACCACCAACAGCAACAATAACAGGGGCTAAAATAAACGAAATAAAAACATTATGATAGAATATAGCAACGCATTAATGTACGTAACAACAGCCGCTACCATTCAGGATAGGTTGGTTAAGATACGCTTAATCATAGACAAACTTTATATCCTTGCATCAAGTACAAGCGATGCAGGGAATGGCATATATGAGAGTTACGAACTTGATGACGGTCAAGTAAAGATAGCTGCTAAGTATCGCAGTTCAAAACAGATACAAGCGGATATAATAGCGTATGAGAGAATGGAAAATAGGTATCTTGCACAGTTAAACGGCAGAAGGTACATTTTACGTGACGGTCAAAACTTTAGAAGAGTATGTTAAAGATATTTGGATTTGAGATTGGTAAAGCAAAGCCTGAAAAACAGGCAGTAAGCACACGCCCCGTAAGGCGTTTTTACCAATACGACATTTTTGATGGTGAAAAAAATGCAGGTGCAGTCGGACCAGTAAAGGATTATTTTTTAGATACGCAAGTATTAAGGGCAAGGTCATGGCAGTTGTATTTGGAGAGTGAAATATGTTCAATGGCTATTAACCGTCTTGCAAGGTGGGTAATAGGCAAGGGGCTTGATTTGCGTTCTATCCCTGAAACATCATATCTTGCTACCGAAGGGATAAAGCTAAATAGCGAGACATTTAATAATGTAGTTGAAAGTAGGTGGCAAGTATTTGCTAATAGTTGCACTGCTGATTACAGCAACAAACGTAATTTACACGAGTTGGCTAATGATGCGTTAGTAAATGCTAAGGTAGGGGGCGATGTGTTGGTAATATTGCGTATTATAAATGGTTCGCTAAGGGTACAGCTAATAGACGGTGCGCACGTAAGCAATCCAATGTCTACAGGTGTAGCTATCACAGGTGCAGATTTTATTTATAATGGCAATATAGTACGTGACGGTGTAGAGATAAACAGCGAAGGTAAGCCAATAGCATACCATGTAAAATTTGAGCCGTTTAATTGGGAAAGAATAGAAGCGTACAATAATAAGACAGGTCAAAAGATGGCATGGCTTTATAGTGGCAATCAGTTTAGGCTTGATGATTATAGGGGCTTAGCTATGTTGGCTACAGTAATAGAAAGTGCCAAAACACTAGACCGATACAAAGAGGCTACAGTTAGCAGTGCAGAGGAAAGGGCTAAAATAGCCTACTATATTAAACATGGTACGCAATCAGATGAAGAAGATATATTTGCTAAAAATGCTACTAAGATAAGCAACTATAACGACCAAGATGATGTACCAGTTGATAAGTTCGGTACTATGTTAGCCGAAAACATATACGCTACTACCAACAAACAAACATTTAACATGCCGAGAGATACGGCTATTGAAAGTTTAGAGAGTAAACAAGAATTACATTTTAAGGATTTCTTTATGACTATATCAAACGATATATTTAGTGCGGTAGGAATACCCCCGAATGTAGCACGTATGATGTACGATAGTAATTTCAGCGCAAGTCGTGCAGCCCTAAAGGATTGGGAACATACACTAGATGTTGAGCGTAGAAACTTTGTTAATGGCTTTTACTTGCCTATTTATTCGGTATGGTTAGATATTGAGGTAGCAAAAAATAAAGTACAGGCACAAGGATATTTAAGGGCTTTAATGTCAAAGGATTATTTAACTTTGGAAGCGTTTAAGGCAAGTGCATGGAGAGGTGCAAATGTGCCGCATATAGACCCAGTTAAAGAGGTAACAGCCGAGAGATTAAAGCTAGGTAAGATGTTTGAGGATAAGCCCCTTACCACACTTGAAAATGCTACTATTAACGTTAACGGTGGCGATAGTGAGGATAACATGGAGCAAGCCGCAAAGGAAATAGAGCAAGCGGAAAACTTAGGATTAAAATACATAGAACCGATAGTAGTACCAATAAACACAAATCCGTAAAATGGACACACTAAGCCAATTAGCAGAAATATATAAAACAGATAAGGGGATGTGGCATCATGGCTACACCCCTATTTATAATATGTATTTTGAGGCACTAAAAGACAAACAAATAACACTTTTAGAAATTGGCATAGGTGGTTATGAGTATGTAAATAAAGGCGGTGAGAGTTTAAAAATGTGGCGTGATTATTTTAGCAATGCTAATATAATTGGATTTGATTTTTACAAAAAGGAATTAAATATAAAAGGTGTTTCTATTTATCAAGGTAGTCAAATAGACAATGACTTTTTAAAATCATTACCTGCTCCATTTGACATAATTATTGATGATGGCAGCCATGTTAGTAGCCACATAATAAGCACGTTTGACACACTATTTTGCAAGCTAAATAGTGGCGGTATATATGTAGTTGAAGATACAGAAACAAGCTATTGGAGTGAGCATTACGGTGGCGGTACATTACCAACAGACACAACATCAATGAATTTTTTTAAGGGGTTATGCGATACGCTAAATCCTGAATATGGAGTTGAGGACATTTACGGAATTAAAACAATACACTTTTATAGCGGTTTAATATTTATCTTTAAGAAGTAACTATGCCAACAGATACAGGAATATGGGAACAGCACGAAGCAAATCAATATCATGATTTTAGTTACAGATTAGCGCAATACATAGGTCAATATTTCCCTAAAAATAAACAGGTTATAGATTTAGGTTGTGGGCTTGCTACATATTTACGATATTTTCATGATATAGGGTTTACTAATTTACTAGGGGTTGAAGGCACAAAGCTAACTAACTTTGAATTTGGCAATGTATTAGTACATGATTTATCTACACCTATTGAGTTAGACAAAAAAGGTAATGTAATTTGTTTAGAAGTAGGGGAGCATATAGCAAAAGAATATGAAGATGTGGTAATAGATAACATTTGCAAATTATGTGCTGATGACGGATTTATTATTATGTCGTGGGCTATTCCTACACAAGATGGTATAGGTCATGTAAATTGCCAGCATAACATTTACATTTTAGATAAGATAGTAAAAAAAGGGTTTAGTCTATTGTTAGATGATACATTAAAGGTAAGAGGAGTTGTGGAAGATAGGCTAAACTATTTTCGTAACACACTAATGGTATTTAAAAAGCTATGATAACATTTAGCAAGTTTGGCAACTATGGCAGATTAGGTAATCAGCTATTTCAATATGCGTCATTAATTGGTTTAAGTGAAACATTTGGCAAAGATGTTGTTTTACCTAAATGCGATTTTGCGGAATATTTAGAAAACAAACCAAACATTAAAGACGTTTCAGATTGTAAATTGGTACAGGAAAAGTACTATCACTATGATGTTAAACAATTTAATGTAGTTGGCAATATTGATATTGTTGGTTGGCTGCAATCTGAAAAGTATTGGCAACACTGCAAGGATAAAGTAAAAAAAGCATTGCAGTTTAACGCTAAAAAGTGCAATGAATTACAAGGCTATCAACAAAAGTTTTTTGGTAAACAATCAATAGCAATATCTGTAAGGCGTGGTGATTATGTAGATAATTCTAACTATGCACAGTTAGGTGCTGATTACTACTACCTTGCTATGATGCAACATATCCCTAATTGGCAAGATTGCAACATACTGATATTTTCAGATGATATAGAGTATTGCAAGGTGCATTTTGAGTGCTTGCCTAATGTGCATTTTATTGAGGATTTAACCCCTATGCAACAGTTAATAGTAGGTTCTTGTTGCGACCATTTTATAATTGCAAATAGTACGTTTAGTTGGTGGTTAGCTTATTTTGGAGAAAAAAAACATAGCAAAGTAATTAGACCTAATTATTTGTTTGAAGGTAATTTGTTAAAGCAAAATGATAGCAAAGATTTTTACCCCGAAAGATGGATTTGCTATGACCACAAAAAAAGTAAAATAGACCTAAAAGATACTACATTTATTATACCAGTTAGCATAGATAGTACAGACAGAATAGAAAATATCAATACTTGCATATCATACATTAACACATATTTTGACACTAACATTATTATAGGTGAGCAAGGAACTGATGATATAAAGCATAGTAAGGTAAAATTCAATTATCCTAAATTTCACCGCACTAAAATGCTAAATGAAATGACTAAACAAGCTAACACGCCAATAGTCATTAACTATGATGCTGATGTGTTTTTACCACCTTTGCAAATATGGTTATCAGTGCATTATATACGCACCAATGTATCTGATTATGTTTATCCTTATGACGGTCAATTTGCAAGGGTTGGCAGAGGATATTACAACCTAATAAATGACAAAAAAGATTTAGGCAGACTAAGCAAATACACATTTAAAGGTACGTTTAAAAATGACCCAAACACGCCTAAAAGCGTAGGCGGAGCAATAGCATTTAACAAACAAGCGTATACCGAAATAGGATTAGAAAATGAAAGGTTTATTAGCTATGCACCCGAAGATATAGAGCGATTTTATAGAATGGCTAATACACGAAGATTAAAGCGAATAAAAGGCGTGATATATCATCTTGACCATGAAGTAACAATTAATAGTAGTATAGGGCATGCAGACTATGCAAATAATGTAAAGGTATGCAATGAGTTAACAGGTTTAACCATGAACGAACTATGGAGGCTTATAAGACAGTATCAATAGTAACCCCTACTACGCAAGACAGGCAAGTATTTAATGAGCGTATTTTTACTATTGCGAAGTTGCAAGATTACCCATACATAGTAGAACATCTATTTGATTACTCAGATAGTATAATAGGAACTAAGCGAAATAAATTAGTATCTAAAGCTATTGGGGATATTATAATCCACATGGATAGTGATGATGTGTATGCTACGGATTGGGTAAGTAAATGTGTACAGGCGTTACAAGATAACCCAACAGCCGACATAGTAGGACTATCACAATTCTATGCTACAGGTGGCTTTAAATATGTAGGGTCAAACAACAGCAAAACCGTATGGGGTGCTACAATGGCATACCGAAAAACATTTTGGGAAAGTAACAATTTTAAAGACATACAAGTAGGTGAAGATTATTTGTTTTGCAAAAAAGCAAACGTACTTATTAACCCATATACAAACGGATTTTTAGCCACTATACATAGTGGAAATACAAGCCCAAAAAATACATCTAACAGCGCATGGGTTAATCTTTGTCGCAAGGATATTCCCGATAGTCCTTTGGGTACTGCTGAATTATAACATGCAAATTCTTTTTTACCAATTCACCCATACTACAGCCTACATGAGATGCAATGTTTTTAATCTCTGTATGTTGCTTAGTTGATATGTTATTGACCCTTACATCTTTCTTATCCATACGCAAATTTAATAATTTACCGACAATAACGGCAAACCTTTGTAATGTTTTTTTTAGGTGCGTTATTTTACAAGCGAATGAAAGAAATAATACTATATAATTACCTCTATGACGCATCGGCTGCTAACTTTATAGCGCAGCTAGAGGCGTATAAAGATGATGATGTAGTTATTCGTATGAATACAGGTGGTGGCAGTCCTGAAAGTACATTTGGTATGATTGCCAAACTTTCAGAGCGTACCAAAGCAACTAAAATAAAGGTTGACGGTAAAGCACATAGTATGGGTGCATTTATGTTAGCTTATACCCAAGATAACGAAGCGTTAGATGTATCGGAAATATTAGTACATCGTGCCGCTTATCCTTCATGGGTAGAAAAAGACCCCAACATAATGACTGCTGAAATGTGGGCATCATTGAATAGGGTTAACGGTAAACTTCGTGAGGCATTAGAGGCTAAGGTTAATACTACATTGTTTCAGTCTATTACAGGCAAATCAATGGATGATGTGTTTAGCACTGATACCCGTATAGATGTGCTACTTACAGCGAAACAAGCAAAAGAAATAGGGCTAATAAACAAGGTAGTAAATATTACCCCTACAATGCAAGCGGAACTAAAAGGACATTATGCAATGGCAGCACAAACAGGATTTGAAGTAATGCCATTTTCAATACCTGAAATTAAAGAGGCTAATACAACAATAACAATAAAAAACAATAAAATGACAGTAACAGAATTAAAGGCACAGCACCCTAATTTGGTAGCTGAAATAGTTGCCAGCGAGCGTGATAGAGTTAATTCGTTCCTTGTATTTGCGCATCTTGATTTGGATGCTTGCAAAAAAGGTATTTCAGAAGGTAGCGCACTATCTGCTACACAAATGGCAGAATTTAGCCTAAAAGCAGCACAAGCGCAATTTATGGTAAACGCTGAAACAGGTAGCCCTGCAAGCGTTACACCTGCAAAGGTTGAAGCACCACAAGGCACAGAAAAGAAAGCAGAAGAAGATTTTTGGAAAGAGGCAATCGAAAACGTAAACATTAAATAATTTAAGACATGGCAAATCCACAGATAGCGAATTTTGATACCTCGAAATTATTTCTAGGTCGCAACTATTACGATACCGCTACATACACTAATTCAAGTGGTAGCGAAGTTACAATTTCGGCAGGTCGTTTGCTCGGTCGTGTTGGTTCTAGTAACCTTATAGCACTCCAAGACAAAGACAATACAAACGGTAGTCAAATACCATTGGGCGTATCTGCTGATACTTATGTAGTAGCAAACGGTGCAAGCGCAACAATTACCTATGCAATAGCAGGTAGAGTAGCAAGCGAGTTGTTAGGTTTTGCGTCAGGCGAAACACTTGCAACAGTTGTAAACTACATCGGTACAGATGGTTCAAGCCCAGCAGGCGTAGCTACAGTGCCAGCAGGTACTATTAAAGATGTAATGCAGCGTTCAGGGTTTCAGATAATCACTTCTACTGAATTAACAGCAATCGATAACCCACAATCTTAATTAACAACGTAAATAACTTATAAAATGGCAATACCCAGTTCATTAATACGGTCAACAATTACCACCAAGTTCTTAGCATTGTGGAAAGAGCGTCTACGCCCTACTACATTCCTTGCAACATGGTTTCCCGACACTACCCCAACTGCTACACGTTACGTAAGTATCGAAGTACAGAGAGGTAAAGAAAAGATTGCAGTAGATGTGCTACGCAATGCAGAAGGCAATCATAATAAGTTTGAAAAGTCTACACAAAAAGACTTCGACCCTACTTACTTTGATGAAAACTTTACAGTTGATTCATTGCGTATGTACGACCGCCTAATCGGTAGCGGTTCAGTTGATGCAGGCGTTGTAACTGCTATCCTTAATGAGGGTACAGAGAAAATGCAAATGCTCGCTGATAAGATTGAGCGTAGATATGAGTTGCAGAGAGCGCAAGCCCTACAGACTGGTATAGTAACTGCTACATCTACTGAAAACATTGATTTTCAGCGTAAAGCATCTATGATGCTTGCTTACAATTCAGCGCACAATTTCGCAGATAATGCAGTGAGCATATCGTCTTTTTTAGGCACATGGGGTAGCCTTATGCGTTCAGTTGGTAAAGTTGGTACAGGTACATTTGATTTGTTGATGGGTTCATCTGCATATCAGGCAATGATAGCTAACACGAAATTCCAAGCCGAAGCGGATATACGCAGAATAACACTTACAGACATTGTAAGCCCAGTTAAGAATACAGAAGGTGCTGATTATATGGGTATGTTTAGCGCAGGTACTTGCAACTACCGTATATGGGTTTATGACCAATATTATGAAGATGCAAGCGGTACATTGCAGCCTTACATCGACCCAAAGAAAATAATCATACTACCCCCTAACCCAGCCTTTATGATGGCTTATGCAGGTGTGCCACAGTTGATAGATGAAGATAACCCAGTAGTACGTACAGGTAAATTCATATACTATAGCTACACAGATGAGCGCAGACGTTCAAGAGTGTACGGTGTACAGTCAGCAGGTTTGCCAATACTACTAGAAGTAGACAAACTGTTTACAGCTACAGTACTAGCATAACATACAATTTAACTTTAACTTTAATAGCCATGCCGCTTCATAATGGCATGGCTATTTTTAATTTACACAAAATGGAAAAGCAATACAAGGTTATACCAATCGCAATAACAGGTAGTGGTAACAAGATACACTATGCAGGAGATGTAGTTACTCAAAATATGTTAGCTACAAGCGTAGATATATTGGTTAAAGGTGGGTACATTTGCGAAATAGTTCCTGAATTAGCCCCCGAAGTAGTAGAGGTGGCAAAAGATACCAAACCGAAAAAACAAAGCAAATGAGCCTACTAGAATTGGCAAGGCGTGATATTGCAAACATTAGTAGTAATGCTAGTGGTTTTGGCGTGTCTATGTCATTCATTTCACCCGACAGCCCACCTGAAACATGCACCGTTAATGGTTTGTTTTCTAGACATCACATAGATGTAAGTAGGCAAGGTGTAGCGTTCAATAATAGAATGGCACACGTATCGGTATCGGAAGATGTATTTGATGAAGCCAATTACACTATACGCAATGCAAACGGTGAAGTAGATTTGAAAGGGCATAAGGTAACGGTTGAAAATATACAGTATATAGTTAATCAATGGTTTCCGTCTGATACATGTAAATTAATCACAATCATACTAGGCAAATATGGCACTTAATGGAGTTATAGCACCGCAGAAATACGAACTAATCAGAGATAGGATAGGTGCTATATTATTTGCTGAATTTGCAAACCAATTCACTTTATCAAGTGGCACTACACCTAACCCCACATTCTATTGTGAGCGTATAGTACAATTTGACCACACAGAAGCACCGTCAGTTAATGTAACGCTACAACGTGCTGATTATGATAATCGTGATAGGCATCAAGTTAACGGTATATACTTGTTTACTATTGATGTATATACCGCAGCACATGCCACTAATAATGTACGTGGTGATTATCGTGGAGCAGTAGAAATGCACCGTATTTTAGGCATGATAAGGGCAATATTTGAAAGCCCTGAATATAGAGAGTTATTGTACGGATTTGGCAATCTTTGCCGTACAGCCATTAAGTCAATATCTATACCTGATGCCCCTAATAATAATGAAAGTGTATTTGAGGCTACAGGGCGAATAGAATATGAGGTAACAGTACCCGAAACGGTTGAATTACAGGAGGGCGTACCGCTTGAATTAGCTACTACTATAGTTAGACTATACAACACAGATAAGGGCTATTTATGGGGTGCAGAAAGCGCACCACCGCCAAACTTATTTATAGATGAAATTGCAATTAATTACTTCATAGCAGAATAGCAACGATATGCCAAATATTAAATTTTCAGAATTAAATACAGCCCCCGACTTATCGGAGTTAGATTATATTGTTGGTATTCGGTACAATGAAGAAACGGAACTATACGAAAACTATACGTACCCAGCAAATACATTTAAAGAGTATGTAAAAGCATTATCAAGGAAAATAATTACAGTTAGTGAGGATGGTAATTCAATTACAGATAACAACTTTACGGGTAATGAGGTACAGGCATTACTAACTGATAATCAAGTTTATATAAGAGATGTAGATTTTACCCAAGATGAGGACACAATAACAGGATTAATTATTTCATTTTACACATCACAAAAAATATTAGTATTATTATGAGGATTATTATTACAGTGGCATTATTGATAGCCATATCAATAGGGGCAAGCGCACAAAGGATAGTACCAATAGGGGGAAGTAGAACAACAGATACAGGGCTGATAGTTGGTAGCTTAAAGGTAGATAGTGTGTTGATATTACCAAATTACAGGACTACTAATACCAACATGGTTTTAGGATTTGACAGCAGAGGTAAGGCAGTATTAAGGATAAACAACGATAGCCTTATTTATGCAACACGTAGATATGTGGATAGTGGATTTAATGCGATTTCAGCAGGTAGCGTAGATAGCAGTATATATAGTACTGTTACACGCCTTGCAGATAGTTTACGTGACTTACGTGGCTACGTAGACAGCAACAACACAATAATATACGGCAATATAGCCACCTTGCAAAGTGATGTGGTAGTATTAGATAGTGCGGTAGGTGTGGCATTTGGGGCTATAGCTGCATTATACGACACTTTACCAAACTATGTAGATACCGCAATGCTCAATGATAGTTTACAGGCTATTAAGGCGGCTTATGTACCGTATGTAGGGGCTACAACAGATGTAAATATAGGTACACACAATCTACTTACTAACAGCGTACGGCTATCCACATCGCCTACAGGTACACTTACCAACGTAGGTCAGTTATACTTTGATGCTACAAATGTTACACCCTCAATACCATTAAATGCAAATGTAACCTTACAGATAGGGCAAGAGGAACACATACGTGCAAGGAATAATACAGGTGTTCAAATTAATGATGGGCAAGTAGTTTATATAAATTCGGCTCAGGGTAACAACCCTACTATTGCACTTGCTAATTCTGATAGTGTAAATACAAGTGAGGTAATAGGGGTAGCGACTGAAAATATAGCTGATAATGGTACAGGCTTTGTTACTACATACGGTACGGTAAATGGGATAAATACAAGCGCATTTAATGTAGGCGATATACTGTATTTATCTGCTACAAATGGTACAATAACAAATGTTGTACCTACACCACCACATAACGTAGTAAAGATTGGTGTTGCTTTGAATGACATCCCTAACGGCAGAATATTTGTTAAGCCTAGTCAAGCGATTGGGCAAGATACCACATTCGCAGCACCTTATAACAGTAACAAGGTAGCACCTACACAAAGGGCTATAGGTACTTATGTACGGAATATAACTAAAGATACTGCAAGTGCTTTGAGAGGTGCAATAAATACAAAGTTGAATAGTAGTGATACGGCTAGTTTAAGCAATCGTATTAACCTCAAATACGGCACAAGTGATACAGGTAGGGCAGCAACTAATATTGTTACAGGTGGTAGCCTAAATAAAGTGCGTGATAGCCTTAATACTTTAATTGCTGCTAAGGGTAGTGGTACAGTTACATCTATACAATTAGTAGGTGGTACAAACGTGACTATAACACCTACAACAGCTATTACTACAAGTGGGGTATATACTATTAGTGCAACTGGTGGTAGCAGCACAATAGTAAAAGCTAATGAGTTTAATATGTTGTATAAAGCAAATGGAGATACAACAATTCGTGGCACAACAAAAGTACGAGTAGATACAACTGATTTGCGCATGGAATTTGCCTATGATAGTACTACTACATCAGTTACCACCGACCCACATGGAGGGATTAAGATGTGGGGTAGTAATCGCATGGGTATGGGTGCAGTAAGAATTAATGATACAGTAAGTATACCAGCATCATTGCAGAGGGCTATAAATGCACAGATAACGAGTACTATATTGCCAGGAGAAGGAATAAGGTTTACCAACAATTTTATTTACGGTGGTATGGTTCAAACTAGCGGAACTGTATCGCCTATAGCATTTGCTTCTTACAGTTCTACTAGCACACAGTCTTGTTATAACAGAATTACTTACTTAGCATCGGCAGCAGCCAATCAGTCAGCAGGGTTAAGAATTGGCAATGCGGCATTGTCAGCAGGTATCATATGTGGGAATACAAAATTTGGAGGTGGCGGCGGTAGAGGCACCATAATATTCTCCTTGCCAGTATATAACAGTGGGCAAAGAATTTATGCAGCATACACAACAAGTCTATCAATGCTATTAATTGACCCAGGTGCGCTAAGTGCGGCTGCATTTTTAGCAGTTGGCAAGGATGCAGGAGATGCGTTTATGTCGTTTTACCACAATGATAATTCTGGTAGTGCTATAAAAGTTCCATTGCCAGTTACGCCAAACAGTGACGATGTGTATAGATTTACCGTTTACATTGCGCCCAATAGCACCTATTACATGCAACTAGAGGTTATAAGCAAAACGGGTATTTCGGTGTACACATTAAACCCAACTAGCGACATACCACCAATCAACACACGTTTACAAATGCAGACATGCGTAAATTCAGCATCTACAGGTGTGGGTGTGCAGTTGGGAATTATCCAAATAACAGAAGAAATTTATTAACATGAGAAATATAGAGCCTAAAATTACACCTCAGGGGGTGGCGGTTTCACTATCCGCAATTTGCGTTAACAATGCAATGTTACAAAATGATGAAGGTTACGCATCATTTAGTTATAGCTTATTCGACAAAGACGGCAACTTACTATCTAGTGGTGGCGTAAATGTCGGCGGTGATTTTTGCGCTACATGGGATGGTAATTACAATGATGCATATAATTACATAGCTAATTATTTGGGGGTTGTAATAATTTAACTATATTTGTCAAAACTAATTTAAGTAGCAAATGTCACCTAAAGAGGAAACTGTACTTACAAAAAAGATAACAGGTATAACGTGGGGAGTTATTATTACAATTACCACAATTACAGGCGGTGTGTTATCAATGGGTTTAAAGGGATATACCAACATTCTATCAGCTATTGAGCGCAATAACAGCGACTACAGGCAAGTGCAGGAGCAAATTAAATACTTAGGTAATGACGTGAATAGGCATGAGCAGCAGATACAATATTTAATGACCACAAAAAAGTAAACTATGAATAATCAGACATTAAAATTTGGTGCAGAAGGTATCAAAGGTACTACCCCACCATTGCTAAAAACGATTTACAGGTGGTTATTAGCTGCATTAGCTATATGGCAGGTGATTAATATCACCTTTCCCGAAATAAACGATGTAACGGCTAGTTTAATTAGTCGTGTGTTAGATATTGGCGTTCCTATACTTTACGCTGTAAGTAATGCGTTTGGGTACGTGCCAGCAGAAAACAATAATAAAGGTACAGCAGAATAAAATAGTTTATGTACAAATAAAGTAACCAATTTAAAACAAAACAAAATGAGTAATTTAAACTTTGGGCAAGCTATTGAAGCCCTAAAAGAAAACAAAAAAGTAGCCCGTAATGGTTGGAACGGTAAAGGTATGTTTTTATGGCAAATGGCATGGGCTACATTGCCAATAGAAAAAATGCAACACGCAGAAACTATTGAAACGGTAAAAAAACTTAATAAGCAAGAAGTTACATTTTTGCCTACAATAAGAATGTTTACCGCTAGTGGCGATGTTCTTACGGGTTGGACACCTAATGCGATAGACCTTTTTGCTGAGGATTGGTGTATTGTTGAATAATTTACCTACCTTTAAGGCGTTCCTTTGGTTTGGTTCGGATTGATTTTGGTTTGTGATAGCCTCGCTTGTTCTCAAGTGGGGTTTTTTATTTCGGATAATGTTGTATATTTGCAGTCCGCAGGTAGCGGTAAAAACTTACTAAAAATGGGGAAATTATCGGGTGTAGAATTGATTGCGCAAGAAAGACAAGAACAAATAGCGAAACACAACAGAGATGTTAATTTTGACCAAGAAATTAATAGCAAAGGGCAGCTTGTGTATGCAGCCACATTGCTATTGAATGATGGGCATGACGGTGCAATGGGTGACGAAGGATACCCACTAAATTGGAATGAGGATGTATGGCTTAAAATGAGTTCTAAGCCTTACAAAGAAAGATTGATTATAGTGGGGGCGTTAATTGCTGCCGAAATAGATAGAATTAACCTTCCTTAGTTTCCTTAGTAAGTTCTGAGGACTTAGCCCACTTTAATCGGTGGGCTTTTTTATTTACAAAATATGTGTATCTTTGAGGTTCACAAAAACCAAACGAAATGGGAGCAACTAACAAACAGTTACAAGACAAATTAAACATGGCTAACAAAGTGGTAGCCGAGTTGATGAAGGAAGTGCAAACGGTAAAACAATATGCGAAAAAGGTAGACGCACAAAATGAGATATTGAGGGAAAGTAACGCTGAATTAAATGCTGAAATTGAAACGCTGAAAAAAGAAAAAGATAACTTTGAACGCAACTTTAACAACGTAAATGAATGTTACGAAGGTATTTTTGATAGCTACGAAAAATTAAAGGCAGATTACACCGAAGTAAATAAAAACTATAAGGATTTACTTGATAAGTTTACAGAGATTTTAGCTGAAAACTACGCTTTAAAATCCGAGATTGAGCGCACTAATAGGCATATTAATTTAGCCGAAAATGCTATACATAGAGAGCAACAACCGTTAGTAGTCAACCATTATCATAATTGCACTATAAATAAATAAGAACTATATTTGCACAAACAAACCAAAACATGATACACTTAATTTACATTTACCTAATGATTAACTGCTTTATTGCAGGGGTATTAAACGCTATAAATAAAGATGGCGATTACTCAAAAAGTACCGTAATTGGTGGTACATTATTAGCCGTATTGGTAGGTTTCCCTATTGGTATAGGTGTTTACATTTACCTTAAAAGAAAAGACAAAAAAGAAATAACATTATGACATTCACAGACAACCACCCCAATAACCGTAATTTCGGGCTAATACTATTTAGTGTGATACTTACCATTGCTGTATGTGCTATAGTGGCGTTAAGCGGCTGCAAATCAACCGAGAAACGCCAAGCCAAGCTATACGGCAAGTTCGATAAGTTGAAACGCAAAGCAGATGCAGATAGCGTACTAAAGGTAGTGCCTAGTAAATGGAGTTTAGATAATTTCCCTATGAAATTAACAGGAACAAAAACAGTCTATTTACCATCTAAGAAAATAATTACACATGATACGGTAATTACTACCAAGACTAAAAATGATACTACTTACATTACTAAGTACGTTAATAAGTATAGTCATTCGGTAGATACACTACAAACCACCGATACAATAGTAGACAATAGACCATTAACGCAATTACAGACAGATTACAGGGCGTTAGATGCTAAGTTGATACAAGCTATAACAAAAGCAGAAATAGCCACAGAAACGAAAAATAAACAGCGAGGTAAGATGTTATGGAGTATCGGTTTGAACTTGCTACTGATAATACTTATTATTGCTTATTTTTTAAGAAAGTTTGGAATATTGAGATAGTGTTGTATATTTGCAAAAGAAATGACGGTCTGCAATCCGTACCTTTCGTAATGTTGAACACGTTAACACCTGTCGTAAGATAGTATGCAGATTAAATAAGTTACTACACTCCAATGTAGGTTTAATCATGCCGAAATAATATGGGCAATAGGTTGCCTTATGTATGTAACATAGCTTAAAAGCCTACCTTAACTGGTGGGCTTTTTTGTTTTAAATCACTATATTTGCACTATGAACACAGCCCCGAAAGACCCAATAACCATAACACGTATAGCAACACTACACCCATTAGTGCGTGATACCTTTACACGCTTCATAGTAGCATCAGAAAATGAGTTAAATATTACTTTGAGGGTAACACATGCCTTACGTACAATAGCCGAGCAAAACGCCTTATATGCTCAAGGGCGTACTACATCAGGTAAGATAGTTACCAATGCTAAGGGTGGGCAATCGTATCATAACGTAGGACTTGCCATTGATGTAGTGGAAATGGTAGGTAAAACTGTAAACTGGAACTTTGATTACAGCAAATTAAAGCCTATTGCAGACCGTATGGGTATCGAGTGGGGCGGTACATGGAAATTTGTTGATAAGCCACATTTTCAAATAACATTCGGGTATAAAATAGCACAATTAGCAGCACTACCAAAGGATAAATCGGGATATCCGATTATACCCAATATAAAATAATTTTATTGCTACTTAAATTAGTTTAGTTTTGCTGACATTATTAATTATAAACACTAATAATGGCTAACCAGCACACAGTATCTAAGTATGAGCAATACAATGATGAACTATTAGAATTAAACAATTTAGGATTAAGCCAATATGAAGTAAGTAGACGAATAGTAGCAAAATATAACCTTGATTGTAGTGCCGATTCACTTCGCCACCATTTTAAAAAGTTACTAAAAAAACAACAGCACCCACTACTATCAGCAGAATGTGATGAACTAGGCATACCTATAGACGATGTAAAGCACTATTGGTATAAGGGTAAATCATTCTCAATTTTCGTTAAAGGTCAACAAGTAAGCTATGAGGATATACGCAATAGCATTATACAAGATATTAAAGACCATGCACCTAACTACCAACCTTACCAATACACGCAAGACACTAATAGCTACTTGCTAGTAATAGACCCAGCAGATATACACCTTAACAAGTTATGCAGTGCATTTGAAACAACAGAGGCGTGTAATCACGATATAATTTACAATAGAGTACTAGAGGGCGTTAAAGGTATTATCGGGTATTGTAGGGGCTTTAAAATCGACCAAATACTATTCGTAGCAGGTAATGACATTCTACACGTTGATAACCCTAAAAACACAACTACAAGCGGTACGCCACAAGATGCTTCGTTAATGTGGTTTGATGCCTTTGTTTTAGCACGTAAATTATTAACAGAGTGCATAGAATTACTGCTACCTATTGCACCTGTACATTTCCAGTATAACCCATCTAACCATGATTTTACAAATGGTTTTTTCTTAGCGCAAACAATACAAGCGTGGTTTACTAACTGTAATAGTATCACATTTGATACCACAATGCAGCACCGCAAGTACTTTAAATACGGTCAAAATATCATAGGTACTACACATGGAGATGGAGCGAAAGAAACGGACTTAGCTTTATTAATGGCACATGAAGTAGGTTCAGCATGGCACGAATGTAAACATAGATACTACTACACACACCACATACATCATAAGAAAAGTAAAGACTACATGAGCGTATGTGTTGAGGCTTTACGTTCGCCAAGTGGTACGGACGGTTGGCATCACAGGAACGGTTATCAACATAGCCCTAAAGCGGTTGAGGGGTATATACATAGCAAGGATAATGGACAGATAAGTAGGCTTACGTATATATTTTAAAATAGCCCACTATTAAGGTAGTGGGCTATTGCTTTTGTGTAGATTGTAATTATTCGCTTTTATTTATTTCCCTTTGCAAGTACCATAATGCTTTTTGTATATCTTGTTCCTTATTGCCTTTCCTATCAGCACGTAGCAGGTACTTTAGTGCATTACCCATGTTGAAATTAAGCCCAAAAGCATCAATAATATCAATTACCTCAAATCCTTTAACATTGTAGTGTGGGGGGTGGTTTACCATGTCGGGGGTAGGCTCGGTATTTTGGTTATCCATATACTTTTGCAAATTAGGCGGCTCATAGGTATCAGGCTTAATTATCTTGCCATCTTCACGCTTTAAAACCTTACCATCGGGCATCACCTTAGTCATGTTGCTACGATGTACCTCGTTAAATGCAGCCTCTAATTTATCACCTAATCCGTAAGCGTGTGCAGTGCCTAACAATACATAGAGTATGTCTGTAATTGCGTCTAATGCGTCAATGTTTGTTTCTGCATACTGTAGTTCGTTTACCTCTTCTATCAGTATGCTATGCCTCATTTGTCTTGTACCTTCATCTGGTATAGTCGGCACTACATTTACCATTTGACCGCATGCAGTCATAAATTCTTTTACTTTGTTTAGTTCGTTTGTCATTTTTTTAGTTTTTTATTAATATCAATTAGTAGATAAATACCCATTACAGCCAACACCGCATCAAGCAGTAGTAGCGCAAGTATTGTTTGTGGTAGTAGGTGCATTTAATCAAGTAATTTAAATAAATGAGGGTAATCGGGGCAAAATGTAACCCAACGTTGTACATTATCCTCATCTTCATGACCCCAACAGTCGCCAGCTAAGGCATGATGTTTTGGGACTAATATATCCCCTTTGATTAGGTGCGTAAAATGTGGCATTCTTGCGGTTACTTCGTATCGGTTTGTGTTATCCATTTTCTAGGCTTTTAAGGCGTGATTTTAATTCGGTTAGTACTTTGGTATGTGTAGATGTGTATTCAGCTATAAAAGCCCTCAAATGTGCTGCCGTTACGTTCTTATCTGATATACCTTTTACCATGTTGTACGTTGCTAAATTGCTTAAACGCAATGATGGGTCTTTAATGTTAAGGGCTATCTTAGCTACTTTGGTGTATTTAAGTGTTTCGCTCATGTTATGCGTTTAAATCTATTTGTGAAATGTGGTGTGTGGGGTATGTGCTAAATCCAGCAACAAGAGTGATTATGTAGTCTAAATTAGCTGAATAAATACTAATTAAGTGATTAGTTGCTAAACTTTCGTATGTTGAATCTTTGAACCTATATTTACTTTGAAGTAGGTTCACCACCTCTCTTAATTTCTCATTCGTGCCACAATCTATGTAGCAGTCTGTTTTGATAATCTCGCTTAGTTTTATCATTGTTTTTGGTTTAAAATGTTGTTATATGCGTTTTGCCATGCGTTATCTTCTGAAACTAAACTGTAGCCGTATTGACTTCTAACACCTTCATCATATATGCTATTGATGTGGTAATTGTCATACTTATCTACCCTGCAATACGCATCGGGGTAAACTTTCAGCACCTCTTGTTTGTGGTTTGTTTCCATAATTTGTTTTGTTTGAATTGCAAAGTTACACCAACATTCCCGAATAAAAAAATAAAGTTTTACAAAATAAAGTTTTTTATTTCAACTACTTACCCTATCTTTGTGGAAAATTAAACGATATGCAAACAGATAACCACTTCGAGAAACTACAACACCAGTACGAAGCACAACAGTACCTTGAGAATGAAAACAGTACAGGCGATGTATCTAAAGTAGATAAGTACAAGCCACATAATTACTATTGTGGCAGCTACTCACACAAATACTCGCACTTAGATGCAGACAGTAACGAAGATTTTGATAATTAATTCCTAACCAAATAAAAACCAAAAAAATGAGCGCATTAAACAATTTAATCCAATTTGCCGAAAGATTAGACGGTGAATTACTTTCAGACTTTCAGCAACGTATCAACGCCTACATGGATGAACGTGACCGCCTACAAAATGAACGTATTGCCACATCTCAGGCTACTACAGGCACGTTTGATGTTGTTGCAATAGCAGGTACAGCCGAAACGCTATTGAACGAAATAAACGTGGGCGATACGGTAATATGTGTTGTCGAATTTGCACTCCCGTATCAATCCCCGTATCAAAATACGGGATTAGATGGGATGATACCACATGGATATACCGCAACAGTAGACGGTGTGTATAATGAGTGTATATCATTTCATAAATCTGAACATCTATACAAAAAAAGTAACTTCCGCAAAGTATCAACACCAATCGTTAACCCTTTAAATTCAGTTGAAGGATGCTAGACCCAACAAACCCAACGACAGCAGACAGCGCACTTATAATAGCTGCAATAGTAGTAGTAATGGTATTTGTTATGATAGTAAGGGAAAGCATAACCACTACCAAGCGCAAAAAAAATCACAATATTTTTGACGAAAACGATATATACTAACATGGAAGAAATAATGGTAATAGCCTACACGATAGGCATAATAATCGGGATTATTTACCTACTAAAAAAAATACACAATGACTAAGCGACAAAAAAAACACGAACAACTGGTAACACTGTACTACCATAGCAGCGTATTATCCGCAAGGCGCAGACCTAAAGTAACATACATTCAACTCATTCCTAACTTTTTAAAAGCTATACAAAATGCTTTCACTCAACCAAATCAAACACGATAAATTTTACATAGACTGTCAAGATAACGCAACACTAAGAGAGTGTGTTAAGTTGTTGCCGTATGGTAAGAATTGGGTGCAAATAGCGGTACTATCAGACGGTGGTATAGGGTTTCAAAATAAAGTAATAGCAGTTGAAAATAACAGCACATACTACACTATCAACGAACCACATGCAATAGAGCCTATCATTTACCACTACTCCCAAATATCCGAATTTGCACACTTACACTCCAACTGGTACGACACAGTACACATTATGGATTAATTTCTATTTGTGCATAAGTTGTGAATATCATTTTATTTAGTACCTTTACATCTCACAATCAAAAACAAACCAACATGACAAAGATTTTCAATTCTTACTCGGAATTCTTAAACCGCACCGATAAATCGGTAAATGGTGTATCTGCTGAATTTGCAGAACAATACCAAAACTATGTAGAAGATAACGATAGTAATAAAGGTTGTTGGAATTGCCGTTATTGCCGTTATTGCAGTTCTTGCAGTTCTTGCAGTTCTTGCAGTTCTTGCAGTTCTTGCCGTTATTGCCGTTATTGCAGTTCTTGCAGTTCTTGCAGTGATTGCAGTGATTGCAGTTATTGCAGTTCTTGCAGTGATTGCAGTGATTGCAGTGATTGCCGTTCTTGCCGTTATTGCAGTTATTGCAGTTCTTGCAGTGATTGCAGTGATTGCAGTTATTTAACATTCACTATAAATAACAACGTAAAATTTACACCACCTACCATTGCTAACATTCATCAATCAATACTTGATGTTACATCTGTAGATTGTGCATTAGATATGTCTACATGGCACACATGCGACACTACACATTGCCGTGCAGGTTGGGTAGTTGTGTTAGCTGGTGATGCTGGTAAAGAATTGGAAAGTAAAACAGATACTTGTTTTGCAGCAATGGCAATCTATAACGCTTCAAGTGAAATAAAGGTATCGCCTACAATGTTTTTTGTGAATAATAAAGAAAGCATGAAGGATATAGTAAGATGTGCCGAATTAGAGAAAAATATTTAATCTAACCAATCAAAAAAACAAAACAACATGAGCAACGAACTAAAAGTAATCCCACTTGTACAACCCGAACAACTTTCATTAGTTGAGAATAACACACTAACAGCTAAACAGCTACAGCATTTACTGAAACACACACCACCACAATACATACATACCCGACCTGCAAAGGGTGGGGGAGTATGGGAATACGTATCGGGCGGATATGTGCGTAAAGTGCTAAATCTTATGTTTGGATGGAACTGGTCATTCGAGATTATAGACGAAAAAATATTACATGGTGAAGTAGTAGTAAAAGGTAAATTGACTTGTACAAGTAACGGTGTATCAATAGTAAAAATGCAGTTCGGGAATAAGGATATTATTTACAAAAAGTTGCAGCAAGGCGAAACGGAGAGAGTACCATTATCAATAGGCAATGACCTAAAAGCAGCAGCTACAGACGCATTAAAGAAATGTGCAGCAGAAATAGGGATAGCAGCAGACATCTACAACAAACAAGACTTTAAAGCGGTGAATGTTGATGTATCAGAAAACAGCCTACAAGATGTACAAGAGTTGTACGAACTAAAAAAAGATGCACTAACAGCAGATGAGCAAGCGCACATAGAACGTATAATAACAGCAAACGAAACCAAATCTTTTAACAAAGTCATAAACCAACTGAAAAACAAATGAGTATCATAACCAACGAACAGCGAATAGGTAATTTCACTAGCAGCGAAATACATAAACTACTTAGCCGAGCAAAAAACGGTAAAGACTTAGGTAAACCAGCACTTACATACATAGAAGAAAAAAACATTGAGCGTGAAATGGGTATCAGCTTAGGTACAGAGGCTACAGCACGTGCGCTCGATTGGGGCAAACACTGTGAACAATTTGCATTTGATAACATTTCACTTGCCTATACCATTACCTCAGATGTAACAGTAGTACACCCTGAATACTCATTTTGGGTAGGTAGTGCAGATGGGTATAACACTGATACTGTTTTCGACCTTAAATGCCCTATGACTAGAAAATCATTTTTCGGTTTAGTGGCAGGTGAAAACATCTATAGTATGCGTGATGGGTTTGAGCGCAATACAGCGCAATACAGCGCACATACTGACGCAGACAAGTACTATTGGCAGTTGGTAAGTAATGCGGCTATTTTGGGCAAAAAATACGCAGAATTGATAGTATATATGCCTTATCAGTCGGAACTAGAAATTGTAAAGGCGGCTGCAAAAGATATTTACAATTGGATACATTATGCAGCAGATATTGAACTACCATATTTACCCGATGGCGGCAAGTTCAAAAACATAAATATTATTCGCTTTGAAGTGCCACAAGCCGATATAGATTTACTAACAGCCTCAGTAGTTGAAGCATCTAAACACCTTATACAGCCATGAAAATAACCGCAAAATACATAGAAGAACAGTTTTGGTTAGAACGTAAATACAAAGGGGTGCTAACAGTAGAGAAAATAGAAAAGGTTATTTGTAGCCATTTTGGCGTGAGTATCGAACAAGTAAAGAGTACCACACGACTTTACAATATAACCGAATGTAGGCACTTAATATGGTACTATGTGCGAAATACAGGCGCAACATTGCAGACCATTACCAATATGTACAACCGCAAAGACCACACAAGCGTAATACATGCAATAAGCAAGATTAACAACCTGCTACAGAATGACGAGCAAATGAAGTATAATGTAGCAGCAATAAACACACAATTAAATCTAATAAAATGACCACAAACAAAGAACTAGAACTAAAAGGACTTGCCAAAGATTTACGTAGGTTACTATACCTCAATCAGGCGCAAACGTTCACCATTCAATCAATACTTGCCAATCCAATCTGCCAACCAGTACTCAAAGACATAATAAAAAAGCAAGTTAACGCAATGAATTATGTTAAAGATGAGATTAAAAGTAGAGATAAAAAAGATACATGGCAACCTATACAGAACGAGTTGAACAGCGATAGAATGCACGATATTGCCCTACACATTGACTTTATAGCAGACATAGCCAACCTTGCAGAAATAACCGACATACTACAGGAACATTACAATGAACAACTTAAAGCTAATCAACATGCAGAGGCGTAACGAGATTATAGCAGGTGAAGTAGGGCATACAAAAATAAAGCGTGAGTATGGTATGTTTTCATTGTATAAATTGCACGAAGGTGAAATCAGATACCGCAAAATAATGGAAAGTACCGATTATGAAGTACTAAGACCACATAGGCACGAACATAGAAAAAAATATACTTACACGCCACCGCCACCAGTTACAGTAGAGCAAAGTAGAGCAATGCAGATTAAAGCAAAGAAAGGTAAGCAGCAGAAACAGCATACAAAGCCGAAACAACCGCTACCAATAGGACACGTAAAAGTAAAGGTAGCACGTAATGCGTATCATGTTTTATTGTATATTGGGGATGGACATTATAAAAAAATCAAAACATTGTATAAGTTTGCAGACACTTTGCCATATCGCAACAATAAAATGATGACGCATAACGGCAAGTTAAAGTACCGAGATTTTGACGAACCAGCACCTAAAGTAAAGCCGTTACCAATCCCAAAAACACCAGCAGCAAAAAAAGTAGTGCAGACTATGGATACTACTTTAAAGGCAAAAGATAAAGCACTTGAACGAATAGCAAAGCCTGAAAAGTTGGTTATAAAGGAGCAAAATAGACCGCAAAAAATAGCAGTTCAATTAGATGCTAAAACGAGCGTAATGGTATATCCTGAAATGTTGGAACATGCTAAAGAACGTTACAGGCAGAGGCACAAACAAAGTCAAGAACAAGCGAACACAAAGCAGCGACAAAGCCCCAACAAAGCAAAAGTTAAACAACCGCAATCAGAAACAATATTTTTTCACTAACAAACCAAATAAAATGACTTACGAACAGTTTTTACAAACCAAAAAACATAGTATAGGAGAGTTCGGATTTAAGCCTACATTTTTTCCTGATATTGCGTTTGATTTCCAAAAGTACGCAATAGAAAAATCAGTAAACAAAGGGCGTATAGGCGTATTCTTCGATACTGGATTAGGTAAGACACTTATACAGCTATCAATAGCCTATAACGTTGTATTACACACTAATAAGCGTGTATTGATACTAACACCACTAGCTGTAGCATTTCAGTTTATTATTGAGGCTAACAAAATAGGTATAGACGATATAGAATACTCTAAAGATGGTAAGTTTACCAAAAAAATAGTGTTATGCAATTACGAAAGATTGCACTATTTTGAGCCTAACGATTTCGATTGCGTAATACTTGACGAAAGTAGCATACTTAAAAACTTTGACGGTAAGATAAAAAACCAAATAAATACATTCATCAAAAAAGTAAAGTATCGTTTTTTGTCAACCGCTACCCCTTCGCCAAATGACTTTATAGAATTGGGTACAAGTAGTGAAGCGTTGGGGTATATGGGTTACATGGATATGCTTACCAAGTTCTTTAAGAATAATCAAAATTCAGTAGACAGCAATAACAGGAACATAGGCGAAAAGTTTTACCTAAAACCACATGCCGAAAAAGATTTTTTTGCGTGGGTTAATCAGTGGAGTATCATGTGTAAAATGCCATCAGATTTAGGATTTAGTGATGAAGGTTACATATTGCCACAACTTATAGTTAATGACCATGTAGTAAAAAATCAAAGCCTAATAGATGTAAACGGTCAGATACAAATGTTTACACCGATTGCAAAATCAATGACAGAGGTTAGGCATGAGCAAAAACAAACCGAGCGACAAAGATGTGAATTAGCTATAGAGTTGGCAAGTGGTAAAACTTCTGTATATTGGTGCAATACCAACAACGAAAGCGCAATACTAAAACAACTTGATAAAGATGCAGTAGAGATAATAGGCAGCCAATCAATAGAGAAAAAAGAAGAGATACTATTAGCGTTTGCAAGCGGTCAAATTAAGCGATTGATTACTAAAGCTAAAATGACTGGTATGGGTTTAAATTGGCAGCACTGCAACCATTCGGTATTTTTCCCAACATGGAGTTATGAGCAATACTATCAATCAATAAGGCGTTTTTACAGGTTTGGGCAAAAAAGGGATGTAACTATTGACAGGATAACCTCAGACGGACAAACAAGGGTAATAGATGCCATACAACAGAAAACAGAAAAGGCAATAGAACTACATACAAATCTTACAGTAAACGTTAACAGAAAATACGAACATTCACAAAGAGAGTTTAACCAATCAATTCAAAAACCAAAATTTATCTAACATGGTAAAGCAACAGAAACACACAGACCGATACAGCGTATACAATGCTGATTGCATGGATGTAATTAAAGAAATGCCAAACGAAAGTATAGACTTATCAACGTACTCACCACCGTTTGCAGGCTTATATAATTACAGCAGCAGCGAAAAGGATTTCAGTAATTGTGAAAGCAAAGAACAGTTTTTAGAGCAATACTCTTTCCTAGTTGAGCAAATTGCAAGGGTAACAAAAAAAGGTAGGATAACCGCAGTGCATTGCACAGATGTATTTGATAATACTTGCAGACTTTGGGATTTCCCAAATGAGATTATCAAAATACATGATAAATACGGTTTTGAATATCGCAACAGAATAACGATATGGAAAGAACCGCTAAAGGTGCGTATGCGTACAATGGTACAATCATTAATGCACAAGTTCATAGTTGAGGACAGCACAAAATGTTTTACCGCTATGCCTGATTATGTACTTGTATTTACTAAAAAAGGTGAAAACGAAGTTCCAGTAGTTCACCCATTCGGCATAAATCATTATGCAGGTGAAATACCTATTTTGCCAAATATATTAAGGGCGTGGAACAATGCCAACGAAAGCGACCTAAACGAAGCACAACTATGGGAACACCTAAATAATATTAATGAGGCTGATAAGATTACAAAGCTAAATCATTATATATGGCAGCGTTACGCCTCAAGTGTTTGGGATGATATAAGAATTGACAATGTATTACCATTTAAAGATAGCAAAGAAGAAGATGACGAAAAGCACGTACACCCATTGCAATTAGATGTTATTGATAGATTGGTTGAATTGTATTCTAATCCCAATGAGATTGTATTTACTCCGTTTATGGGTGTAGGTAGCGAGGTGTTTAGCCCCGTATCAATGGGTAGAAAAGCAATAGGTATAGAGTTGAAAGATAGTTACTATAAACAGGCTATACTAAACTTAGAAGATGCCGAAAAACGTTTTAGGGTAAACAATGTAGAGCAAAAAACACTATTCTAAAATGACCACAGCCGAAATATTACGTTATCGCATCGATATGTACATTAAGTGCCTAGCTAACAATAAACCAGCAGCAGCGAATAAACATGCCGATGTGATACGTAAGATTTTTGGTGATAAATCTAAACAATCAAAACTAAAATTATAAAAATGATAGACATTCGCAAAGCACTATCCCAAAGGTGCTACATAATATTTGACAGTAACGAGCAGTTAGTGAAGTTTGTAGGTGATAACCGCCTAAAATATTACCTATGTATAAATGAAAATGAAACAGTAATAAGAATTGACCCAACAGACGAAGATGGGCATTTGACTATGACTAAGAATGAAGAAGAAACACCTTCCGAATTCTGTAAGGATTTCCCACGTTACCACCACACACAACTAACAATAACAGACGATGGAGAATAATAGATACAGGCTAAAGGAAGATAAGGTAATAGGCAAGATTAAGGTAGCCAATAAAGGCGATGTAGTAACCGTAATATCTATGCATGAGGGTGCAGACGGTTTGTTTTGCAAAGTAAGCAGAGAGAAAGACGATAATATGTTTATAGTAGCAACAAAACAATTAACACCAATAATTTAACCGCCAACAGGCACAAAACAAACAATATGATAGTAGTTAGTATTGACCTCACAAAGATTGACAAGTCAAAGATTGTAGAAGGTAAAAACGGACAAAAATACTACAGCCTAGTAGTAGATGAAGTGCGCACTCCAGACAAGTTTAACAACACTCATACCGTGTACCAAAATCAGACAAAAGAGGAGCGCACCGATAAAGTAGCAAAGGTATATATCGGTAACGGAAAAGAGTTTAAATTTAACCAACAGAGCGCACCACAGCAACAGGTAGCACCACAACAAGCCCCACAGACAAACCCTAATCATTCACAACAAGCAATAGACGATTTACCGTTTTAGCATAACATTAACATATGTACAGATACTACATAGGCATTGATACTGGTGTTAACACTGGATATGCAGTTTACGACAAACAACTAAAGCAACTTACAGTAGTATCTACAGTTATGATACATCAGGCAATGTTAGCATTGTTAGTTATACATAAAGACGGCTACAGCAATGAATGTATGGTTATTGTTGAGGATGCAAGGCAGGTAAGGTTCAACACCGATAAGGCTAAATTACAGGGTGCTGGTAGCGTTAAACGTGATGCTAAGATGTGGGAGGACTTTTTGAAAGACTTAAAATTTCCGTTTCAGATGGTACGACCTAAAAAGGCAATAACTAAATTTGATGCTGATAAATTTAAGGCTTTAACAGGTTGGGAAGGTAGGACTAATAGTCACGGTAGAGATGCAGCAATGTTAGTATTTGGCAGATAATAATTTTGGTCAATTCGCTGCAAATCAGTAATTTTGAGGAATAATATTCAGAGGTAGAAGGCTGAATAATTAACGACATTTTAGCCTAATGGGGCTGCTAGTCGGATGTGTACAAAGGTGCATATCCTCTTCTACCTAGCACTCCCATTAGGCATTTTTATTTTTATGACAGTTCATAACTGCTTACTAATTGACATTACCCCACATCTTTACGGTTCATTCCTTTGCACATTTTGCATAAAGCGTGATAAATTCCATTTACCAATACCTAGTAAAATGGCTGCTACATTAAGTACAGGCGAATACTATAACCTTGACTTCGATATAATGACAAATGTATTAGCTGGAGTAGGTAATAACTTTTCATTCAATTTTATTAACCTAGCAAAAGATAATAGCCATGATTAAAGAATATTTTAGCCACGATTATCACCCTATAGCTGATGATAAAATGTTTGCAATGGTATCTGAGTGGGGTGCTGTTGGGTACGGTTTATATTGGCATATTGTAGAGAAATTACACATTTCTGAAGGCAATGTTATAGTATTTAATGCTTATACTAACCTAGCAATTGCTAACCAAATGAAAGTAGATGCTAAGCAAATAGCAGCATTTATTGAAGATTGTGTAACCGTTTTTGAATTGTTTAAACGTGAAAATGATAAGGTGTTTTGTGAGCGTGTTTTTAGAAATATTGGTAAAAGAAAAGAAATTACCGAAGCCCGCAAAGCCGCTGGTAGCAAGGGCGGAGCAGCAAAAGCTAAGCAAACTGTAGCAATTGCTAAGCAAAACACGACAAATAGAAATGAAAATATAAAAGTAAAAGAAAAAGAAAAGAAAGATATAATTATTGCCGATGCTAACGCATCTGAAAACTATAAAAAGTTTTTTGATTGGGCATATACGCAAAAAAATGCTATTCGGGTTATGTCAATGGAAAAACCTTTAACAGCAGATGAATACGATAAACTTTTTACCGAGATAGGGAAAGAAGCTATTTTTCAACAAGTACAGGCAATGGAAAATTATAAGGATTTGCACAAAAAAAACATATCCGCACATTTAACCATTAAGAACTGGCACAATCGCAACAACAAATGATTTCAAAATATTCAGAAGACCAAATAAAACAAAGGGCAAGTATAGCCGAAGTAGTAGGGGACTATGTGAAGCTAAAAAAGAGTGGTGCAGACTATGAGGCGTGTTGTCCGTTCCACGACGAAAAAACACCTTCGTTCAAAGTTCACACCGCTAAACAGATTTTTAAATGTTTCGGGTGTGGTACAAGCGGTGATAGTGTAGCGTTCGTTATGAAACACCAACAAAAAACATACCCAGAAGCACTCGAAATTTTGGCAAAACGGTACAACATTGCAATAGAATACGACACGCCACAGCCAAAACGTGAGTACAAACGCCCACAGATGCCTAAATTTGGCTTATCTACTACAGCCCTTACCTATCTATCCTCTCGGAAAATATCGCCCGAAATTTGCCAACAATTTAAAGTATCAACTACAACCGAGTGGATGCCAAAAGCAAAATTAGAAGTTGAGTGTATCTGCTTTAACTATTTTCGCAAAGATGAATTGATAAATGTAAAGTACCGAGCGAAAGACAAAGATTTTAAATTAGCCAAAGATGCTGAATTGATTTTTTACAATTTGGATAGTCTAAAAAATGCTGAATATGCTATAATTGTTGAGGGTGAAGTTGATGCTTTGAGTGTGGCTGAATGTTATAAAAATAAGCCTAACAAAAAGAAAACAGGTATCGTTTCAGTTCCAAACGGTGCAAACGTGCAAGGGGCTATGAAGTTGGAGTATTTGGATAACTGCTACAAAGAATTTGAACACATAAAGCAGATTATACTATTTACTGACAATGATGAAGCAGGGGTAAAGTTACGTGATGAATTAGGTAGGCGTTTAGGGTATAACAGGTGTTTTATAGTAGTGAATTATAAAGGCTTTAAAGATGCAAATGAGATACTTTGCAAGGCTGGTGAAGAGGATGTAATGAATGCTATTGCTACAGCTACAGAGTTTCCAATTAAGGGCGTAGTTGATGTAGAAAACATACATAACGACGTACTGAGTTACTATGTACATGGTTATCCTGACGGCTATAAAATAGGCATACCTAGCTTAGACGATATGTTTAAAATAATGTTGGGTAATCTTACAATCATTACAGGAATTCCGTCAAGTGGGAAAAGTGAATTTACCGACTACATGCTATCCGAATTATCTCGAAATCATGGTTGGCGGTGGGGTATTTGTAGTTTTGAAAATCAACCAGTATCACTACACGTTACTAAAGTAATGGAAAAGTATGTAGGCAAATCATTTAACTATCGGTATGATGAAAACGAGCGAATGAGTAAGCCCGAATTTGATAGTTCATTTAGTTTTGTATCTGAATATTTTACCTTTATAGACATTGAAACGGCAGATATAACCATTGACGGATTGCTTGAAAAGTTTGCCGAATTGGTGTTAAGGCGTGGTATAAATGGCGTACTTATTGACCCGTGGAACAGGATTGAAAGTAAAAAGCAAAGGGGGCAAAATGAGGGTGAATATATTAACGAATGTCTTACCAAAATAAAAAACTTTGCGTTAAAATATAGGGTGCATGTGTTCTTAATTGCGCACCCTACAAAGATGCCAAAGGTTAACGGCAGGTTTGATATTCCTAACCTTTACAGTATCTCAGGTAGCGCACACTTTTACAATCAAACCGACAACGGTATTACAGTATATAGAGATATAGACGATACTGTTAGCATATTTATTCAGAAAATACGGTTTAGTTGGTTGGGTAAGATTGGCGAATGTAAGTTTACATTTGACATAGGTAGGCGCAAATATATTGCAATTGGTGAGCCTGACCCAATGATTAAAATAATACCCGACAACCCACAAGCAGGTATAAAACAAATAGTAAAATTCCAAGATATCCCATTTTAAAACCAAACAATTATGACACACGTACAACCATTCCACACATACCATGAGTATTTGCAGGGTATGCAGTTAGCGCAAACAATGAGAATAAGAGCCAAGCGGTATAGGTTATCTGAACATGATGAAAAAGAACTAAGATTACTAGAAAATAGGCTGAATATTAGCACACCGATATATAACACATTTTTTAACAACACAAACCAAGTGAAATGACAAACAACGAACTGATAACGGAATTACTAAAGTATGATGAATTTGATTATAAAATTGATGAATTAGGAAACTACTCATTTAACATATCAAGCAAAGACACAAGGGAATATGATTGTTGGTTTGAGCCTATGGGAATGGGTTATTACCTAACCGACATGAATATACTGCACAGGATAGCAGTAAGGGTTGTAAGGGAACTATTTAGCCTAAATTCAGATACCGATGATTTTTATAAAGATATGGAGATTGGAGATGTAAGGGAACAAATTACCCGTACTTTTTTGAT